GGTCGGGCCCAGCCCGCCGGCCGCAGCAATGATGCCCGGTTCGGTGGCGTCAATGAGGTTGACTTCGAGGGTGCCGTCGGTGAGCTTGTAGGTGCGGGTCATTTAACGCTTCCTCAGCAGGGCCGCCAGCATGACGGCGTCCATCTTGTTGTTGATGTTGACGTTTTGAATCGTCACGTTTCCGCCACCGCTGCCGGCGCGGTCCGACGGGGCCAGCCCGCCGCGCGGGGTGACGGTGACACGTTCGCCAGGGGTGAGGTGCATCTCCACCGGTACGCGGTCCGGGCCGGGCATCCCCTGCACGGTGAATTCGCCGCCATGAGCCAGGTAGCCGCCCTGTTTGGAGCGGATGCTGTTGATCATGTTGCTGTTGGTGGAGCTATAGGTGCTTTCGTACACCGTGCGCTGGACGGTGGTGATAGTCACTGTCTTGTCTGGAGGAATGGAGGCGAGCTCGTCGGCAGCATTTGTTGCAGCACTCGCAACACCCATCAGTCCAGTAATCCACGCATCTGTACCCACTTCAGTGGCGTCGGTGACGTTGTTTACTTGGTTGATCATGGCGACCTGCGCCTGGTCAATCAAGCCAAAGCCTTCAGGGCCGGCCAGGCGGGCCAGGGCGTCAATTTCCTGTTGTGTGAACCCATCGAGGGCCAGTTTCTGTTCGATGAGCTTGAAGACCATCTGTTTGGACTGCCGCTCCCAGGCCGCCTCCAGGTCGCCCACCTTTTCTTCCGCCCCGGCGATCTTCTCTCGCAGCCCGTCCAATTCGGTGCGCTGTTCTTCGGTCAGGTAGCTCAAACTTTCCAACTCGGCGATTCGGTCTTGCCATTCACGGATGTCGCCGTTAAGGTCGCCCACCCGTTGCTTCATGTCCTCGAAATCCTGCACCAGGTCAGTGGACATAAGCTGGTGGAGGCCTTCGAGTTGGAACTTGGCTTCTTCTGTTGCCACGGCTACCAGCTTGTATGCCAGCGAGGTGGTATCGAGGCCCGCCGCAGCAGCCTCTGCCGCTTTGGCCTGCTCGTACATGGCCTCGTTGGTGAAACCAATGCCCTCCGTGAAGAAACCGCCCACCAGACCTGCCTCGCGCATTGCAGCAGAATATTCGGTGAAGTTGTTGGTGTTGGCGAATATCGAAAGGGCGAGGTCTCGGTTGCGGTCAGTGGCCTCAAAAATTCGGTCGAGGAACGGGTCGACACCTTCGTTGATAGCATCTCCCAGGAAGATGCCAAAGTTGCGAACTTCAGCCCCCAACCGCTGCCAGTTGCTCGTGGCCTTGAAGCCGGCAGCGTCGAGCTTTTCCAGCTTCTCGGCCCCCAACTCCATCGCCGCCCGCTGAAAGGCCAGGTCGCGGGTCAGGTTCTTGTTGGTCTCCATAAGCTCGTCCATACGGGCGCGCACCTGGGCGGCGCTCAGACCAAACTGGTCAAGCCGTAGAATGCTCTGGTTGGCCAACAACAGGGTGAAGTCTTCGAAGGAGGATTTGGCGTCCTTGCCCACGGCGGCGCCGAGACCGATGGCGATGCGGGTAAGTTTGTCCGCTTCCTGCGCCGTCTCGGCCAGGCCCATTGCAAACAGTTTTGTGGCATTGACGGATGCCGAGAGGTTGTCCACCGCACCGCCGGCGGCGTTGGAGACTGAAATCATGGCAAGCTGCGCTGCCCCCGCTGAACCCGTGTAGGCCTCCAGGGCATCCCGGCTGCGGCTGTACTGGTCGCCCAACAGAACCAACTGCGGCACCAGCTGCACCAACCGGACAAGCTGGTCGGCAGCAGCCCTGCCGACACCCAGGAGCGCGCCGCCCAGCAGGATGTTTCCCGCCGTCAGCATCTTGGTGATTCCCGTCAGGTCCTTGGCCCCCGTGCCGAGATTCTTCATCTCCTGCGAGGCCTGCTTCACCCCATCGCCCTGCTTGATGAGGCGGAAGATGATGTCAAGTACGGATTGTTCAGCCATCAGTGCACATACTTCCTGTAGGTCGGGTGGGCCGCTCGCCGTGCGGCGAAGTAAGCGTCCACCACCTGGTTGGCGTTCTGCCGGCCGGTCTCGGCCTGCGTTTCGTTGGCCATCACCTCAATCGCCAGCAGCCATTCGCCGGGGATGTCGTCAATCTCCCACGGCCGCACCTGGGCGCCGGTGATGAGGTTGAACTTCTGCGCCAGCAGGATGCGAACGAAGAGCGGGTGTCGTGTGACGCCGGTGGTCCGCAGGTCCACCAGCGCCGCGCTCAGTTTTTTTCCAGCAGCTCCCGGTTCGAGTGCGCCACGATCCGGCCGTAGGTTTGCTCGGTCACCCAGCGCCACAGCGCCAGGTCTTCGGCGGCCAGCTTATGGGCGAAGGCCTCCACGTCGGCGGGCGTCACGTGCGTTGCCGGGTCGTCGTGCTGGCTCCATATCTCCGCCAGCCAGGCATACAGCTTGCGGTTGCCCGCCTGCATCTGCTCGTTGAGCTTCTGCCAGCGGCGCTTGCCCATCAGGCCCTTGATCTGCGGCGCCCGCTTGATGGCCTCGGCAACCGCCCGCAGGTCGGTCTGGATGGCTGCAAAGGCGTCCAGCACGTTCTGCGGTGGGTTCACCCACACGTGGATCGGCGGGGCGTCCACCAGTTGCTCGCTGTAGCCGGCCAGCTGCACCGGCTGCACGATCTTTGGGACCGTGATCTGCTTGATGAAGTTCGAACCGTTCATTGGGTCTACCTCCTGTGATAGACATCCCTGGAGGGCCGGCTGGCAGGCGGCAGGGTCCGCTTTTCGGAGCCTCGGGTGCGGTCGCCACACCAGTGAGGCCCTAGCCAGCCGGTGGAAGTCATCAGATGGCGGTGACGTTGGTGCTCACGACTACCTGAATCTGCTTGGCGCCGCCGCCGTCCATGTCGTACTCGCTCTGCAGGATGGCGGTGTGGACGTTGTTGCCGCGGTCGTTCTCGCCCAGCGGGATGACGTCCTGCCACACGCCGCCGATATCCACCTTCAGGGAGTGGACTTCGCCCGCACCGATCTGCGGGCCGAGGATTTCCAGGCGCACCACACTGTAGGTCTTGGCCTGCATCAGGTCGTAGATGGCGTCAGCGGTCGCATCCCCCTCGAGGCTTAGCGCCAGCGTGGCGTCGATGAAGCCCTGGCCGTGGGTGGTAAAGGTCTTGGTGGTCGAGCCAAAGAACTTGGGGTGCGCGCCGGGCATCAGCTGCAGGTCGAAGCCGCGCATGCCGCTGGAGGCCTCGGTGGAGTCGCCTACCGCGCTCCAGGCGCTGTAGCGGTAGTACTGCGCCAGCTTGCCGTTCATTTCAGCGTGCGAGGGCAGGCTCAGCCCGCCGGTGAAGCTGGTGGGCGTCCACTGGCGGGCGTAGTAGTCGGCCTCGATGGAGACCGGTGAGGCGTCCATGCCCTGGTTGATTGCCGAGCTGATGCGCAGGCGCTCGATCTGCAGGTACTCGGCCTCGTAGGCCTGGGTGTCGTCGCCCAGTTCCAGGGTGGCGGAGTTGAGCGTGTTGCCGGCGGTCAGGCTGGGGGTGTGGGTCCACAGGTAGTCGCCCACACCGGAGCTCTGCTCGGTCGGGGTCACCTGGCCCTTGAGGCTCAGGCTGAACAACAACGGCAGCAGCTGGTAGTAGGCGTGCGGGAAGCGCAGCGTGTCGCTCACCGCATACTGGTCGATGCGGCTGCGGTTGAACTGGCTACGCACGCCGATGTTGTCCTGGATCATCACCGGCTTGCGGTCGGGCTTGATCGGCTGGTGTTCGCCCAGCAGGATGGTGTCGGCCGCCACGGCAGTGCCGGGCGTGCCTGTCCCTTCCACGCCGATCTGCATTTTCGAAAGGGCGCGTTCTCCACTCATGATTCGTTCTCCTTTTCGCCTTCATCGGCGGGTGGGGTGTCCTGCTCTTCAGGTTCGACAGGTGATTTGTGCCGGCTACGACGGGGCGCCAGCGGTCGGGCCACAGGTGCCGCCTGGCCAGCTTCCACGAACGTGCCGGCGGCGATGCACTCAGCGAGTGTGTCGGCCACGCCCAGCTGCTGCGCTTCCTGCTCGGTCACTCGGTTGGGGAGGCCCGGCACCCCCAGGCCCGGGCCGGTGTACACGTAGGTTTTCATGTCACGCTCCTGCTTCCACGGTGAAGCTCTCGCCCGATTCCTTGACGAGGTAGTTGAAAATCATGCCGACATGGCTGGCGCTGCCATAGCCGAGAAAGTCCGGCCCCTCGTACCACTTCGCCGGCGGGGCGGGCGGGGTGAAGTTGGAGACCCGGCTGCCCAGGGTGAGGTTGGCGGCGAACTTCTTCCACACCCGGTCCACCAGCGGCACCGCCTGGGCCATGCCCTCGGCCAGGGTGAGGCCGGGCAGGTAGACCCAGATGGCCATATCGTGCTGGAGGATGCGCGGGGCGCTCATGCCATACGAGGTGTTGCCGCCGCGTGTCCCGATGAGCGCCGTCGGCAGGGCGGTCAGGGTACCGGGCCATTCGTTGTAGTCGTAGACCTCGCCGAGGGCGGAAGTCTCTTTGGCGGAATAGGCCTCAGTGAGCACCTCCTGCATGAGGGTTTTGACGCGTGGGGACCAGGTTTGAAAGCTCATCGTTACACCTTCGCCCAGCGCACCATCGCCTCGCTGATGGCTTTGGCGATCTGCTTGAGTTTGGGCCGCAGGTTCTTGAACATCTGCGCCACCTGGCCGGCGGTCTGCTGGCCGCGGCGGGCGGTGCTGCGGTAGTGGTAGCGGGTGCTCTCTTCCAATGCCCGCGGGTAGGGGAAGCCCCGAGCGCTGCGCACGTGGGTCTCGGCAATCCCCTGAAATCCGCCGGTCACCGGTGCGGTGCGGGTGGCGATGGAGCCGCGGTACAGACCGGTCTTGAAAGCGGCCACGTCCCGCCAGCCGATGGCCGCCAGGCCGATACCGATCTGCGCGCCCTGCTGAGCACGCCGGCCGAGTTCTTCTTCGAAGCCGGCCAGGCGGGCGATCTGCTCATCGAGCTTGGGGATTTGGAACGTCGCGCTGAACATCAGCCCACCTTTACCCGCTGGACCGCTTCGAGCAGGGCCAGCGCTTCGGCGTCCAGGCTCTTGATGTGCATCAGGCGGCCGAGGTCTGGCCGGGCCTCGGCGTCGGTGTAGCCGGCCTGGGCGCGCTTGAACTGGTGGGTGGCCTGAATGAGGGCGGCCTGTTTCACTACTGCCGGCGGTCGCCACAGGTCAATTTGGACGTTCTGGGCGTGCTCCGCAGCGCTGGTGCCGTTGCGGCCGCGTACCACAGTGAGCGTCTGGTTCTCGCCGGTGGCCACCACCTCGAGGTACTCGCTGCCAATGCGCAGCAAAGCGCCCGGTGAAAAGCGTGGCGCAGCGCCCCACAGGTCGATGCCCTCCACTTCGTTCACCGTGAGGGTGGCGGCGCTATCGCTCAGCGGGTTGTCTTCCACCTCGTCGGTGCTGTCCTCGAAGGCGCCGGCGCGGTCGTCGTGCCAGCCCCACACGGCGGTGATGCGGATGGCCTTCTGGCCGGTGGGCCAGGTGACCTGGTCGCCGTTGATGTCCAGCCGGATGCGGTTGTAGCTGCCCCGCGGGCCGTAATCGTTGCCGCCCATCAGCATGTAATCGCTGGCGTCCAGCGCGGTGTAGGTCAGGCCGTTGTCGTCGCTGATCGCCACCTCAGACACGGAAATCAGATCGCCGGGCCAGAGGTCCTGGCCGCCGCCGCCGGGGAAGTAGCGGATCTCGCTCACCGGGTAGAAGACCCGTTCGCAGTAGTCGTCAATCCAGCGGCTGATGGCGTGCGCCAAGCGCAGGAAGGCCTGGTCGTAGGTGGTGTTGGTGGAGCGCAGGGCGTCCGGGGCGTTGTTGCGCAGGTCCGCCAGGGTGATGTAGAGATTAGGCATGGACGCCCTCCAGGAGCCCGAATTCGGCGGCCAGCGCCCGCAGGTCGTCATCGAGGACGTTGCCCATGTGCTGGGTGAGGCGCTGGGGGGTGGTCAGGCGCAGGTACCCGGCTTCGTCAATCGATTCGTCAAACGCACGTTCGTGGCTGGTGCCCTCATCGTTCCACTTCGTCAGTGGGGCAATCCGGCCGGCAACCGCCAGAAACTGGCAGTGGTGCGCCTGGGCGTAGGCCTGCTGGCCATCGACGGTGATGCGCACCTCGTCGGTGTTAATTATTTCTTGCGTCAGTTGGGGCAGCCCCACAGAGAGGCAGTACTCCCGGTGCCATTCTTTCGGCATGAAGTTGCCGACTTCCACCTCGCCGTGCTGGCGGGCCCAGGCGATGGTGTTGCGGGTCCCCCAGCGGAACATCGCCCGCGTCGGGTAGCCGGACACCGCGCCCACGTTGGCGAAGGCAGTCAGCAACTCTTCCTGTGCCGTCCACCAGCCAGGGTGGTAGAGCATGTCATCGTCGGCCATGCCGAGGAGAGTGTCTGGTGGAACCATGTGAAATATGGACGCCCGTGCCGAAGATTTGCCGACGTTGGGCGAGAGGATGAGGGTCTCGGGGCGAAAGTCGTGCACCAGCCAATCGGTGAGGGCCGGGCAGCTGCCGTTGTCCCACACCAGCACCGGAACCTCGCAACCGGCGTTGGCGCGCAAACTGCGCAGGCTGAGCTGCACGACTTCGAGGCGTTCGCTGTGGTAGCCGCGCTCGTCGGGCAGGTGGGTGATGACGGCTGCCACACGGTTGGGGGCCTGCGGCAGTTTCTGGTGGCGCAGGGGGTTAGATCCAATTCTCATCGTCCGCGCCTCCCTTCATGCGATACATGTCCGTCACCGCGTTGCGGAAACCGGGCGGATTCGTCGCAAAGACGATGCCGTGCTCGGCGATGCGTTGCAAGGCCGCCCGGGCGTCTGTGTATTCCGGCCGGTTGCTGTTGTCAAGGACCACGATGCCGCCTGGTCGCACCAGTTGGCCGGCAACCGCACACCACGCCGGCCGTTCGTCCCGCGCACCGTCGATCAGCATCAGGTCAAACGTTCCCGGCATCTCGGCAACCAGTGTTTCGGGTGTACCGTTGTAAAAGCGCACCACGTCGCCATCCACCTGCGATTCCGTCACCTGTTGCCAGGCGGGGTCACGCTCCACCGACACCACGTGCTGGGCGCGTTTGGCAAACCAGCGGGTGGAGCCGCCACTGCCGTGCTCCAGCACGGTCCAGTGCGGTTGGATGAGCGCATCCAGGTACAACACGATGGCCGGATGCAGCCAGGGCACGTCCCGCGTGCCGGGTGCGCCAGGAAGCCACCACGCCTCAGACATGGGCGGCCTCCAATAAGTTGGCAGGCAAACCGGTCACGGCCGCCAGGGCACGGGCGCCGCCGGCCGCCTGCAGGCGGGAATCGATGGCCATCATGCACTGCACGCTCTCCTCGTAGATGCCGAGCATGGCGCCGGCGTCGTAGGCGTGCTGCGTGTGGGCTTCGAACAGCGCTTCGAACTGCACCCGGGCGTCGTCCTTGCCAGTCAGACGCCAGACGTTCCAGAGGTATTCCGCTTTGCCGGCCTGGTGGTGCATCAGCGCCTTAAGGCGTTCGGCCTCGCCCATCGCTTTGGCGGCGGTGAGCTCGCAGGCGTTGCGATCGACGATGTACTCGAGGCCGGTGAGCTCGCGGTGCTTGATCATCGTTTCCAGGAAACCGTCCGCCTGGCCGAGCGCCCCAGCGGCCTGGCCGGCGGTGGCGGCGATGGCTTCGCATTCATTCACCAGCTGCGCGACGCGGTCGTAGTCCTGACCCTGAAGCTCGAGGGCCATCGCCTTGCGCAGCTGTAGGTTTTGCTTGTCATAGTGGTTGAAGGTGGTCCGCAGGACCTTGGCACGCTCAGCCATGTAGGCTTCGTCCAGCGGAGCGATCTCGCCGTCGTAGCCATAGCGCAGTTTGGTCCAGTGGCCGTGGCCGGAGAAGAGCTTAACCGTCACCCCCCGGCCGGCGGCGATGCCCAGCCAGAACTGAAAGCACGGCATTTGGAATTCGAACTCGGTGCCGCTGCCCATCTCCACGCAGTAAATCTCGATGCGCTGCTTGCCCTTCAGGATGGCCAGGGCGATGGCGTAGACGAAGGTGGAGGTGAAGTAGCGCACCGGCCGCTCGCTCTTGCCTGTGACCAGAAGGACGTTGGCCAGCAGGGTGTCTTCCACCTCTTCGATGGGGTAGCGCACCGAGCTTGGCACATCCGGGTCCACGTCCTGCATGTAGACCGGGTAGTCGTGCTCCTGCTGCAGCCAGGCCCAGTGGCCCTTGTCGTTGGGGTTGTGCTCGCTGCGGTAGATGGCCGGGACGTGCATCTGGAAGACGGCGTCGACCCGCTGCGGCCAGGGCGGGTCCAACCGAACGGCTTTTACGCCCTGCAACAGGTCAACGGAATTGAGCGCCTGGCCGTTCGGCCCGATTTCGGTCATGCGGCTGGCGGCCTCATTGAGCACCCAGATTTCCTTGGTCTTATCGCCCCAGGGAACCAGGTGCCGGGTGTCAGGGTGGGAACCTACAATGCAGACGGTGTTCATCGGATTTTTTGCGACCTCTGTCAAGTGGTGAAAGGGAGGGGCGACCCTGCACCCCTCCCTACGTCAGGTTAGGACGAGCTGATCGGCGTCAGGCCCGGGTAGACCGGTTCCAGGAACGCATCGGCGTTGACCAGCAGCGCCGACATGCTCGAGGAGCCCGGTACCAGCCGGACACGCACGAACTTGCCACCGGTGAGGGCGGCCGCCACGTCGGCGGGATCGACCTCGATCAGGAAGCTGGTGTTGTCCTGGCTGGCGTTGATGCTGATGCCAGTGGCGGCGCCATCAGAGACGGCGCCCCAGGCATCGGTGCCCACGGCCGAAGACTGGCGGTACTTGAACGCCACGCCGGCTTCCGTGCCGGAGTCAGCATTCTCGGTCGAGGCTTCGACGACCAGCACCAGGCTGTCGCCGGCCACGTTGCCGAACTTCACCAGGAGGGTCAGCCAGTGGGCGAGGGACACGTCGACAAACGGCGTCGACAGGGTGACCTCGGTGGTGTCCTGCGGCGAGAGCAGCGGGACGACCTGAAGTTTTTCTCCAAAGCGGATCATGGGAGTCTCCTTATCTGTCAGCCAGCCCGGGTTAGGAGCTGGTGCTCAGCACAACATAGGGCGAGCGGGCGGAAGCGCCGCTCTTCGGGGTGAGGCCGGACTTCCAGAACGGCGCACCGTCCGACCGCGCAATGAAGCGGAAGGCGGTTTCGTCGGTCAGGAACTGGACGTGGATCGAGGAGGCTACTTTCACCCCGTCACCCTTCTTGATGGCCTTGTACTGCTTGAGGTCCACCAGCATCAGGTCACCGGTGGTGCCCAGCGCTGCGGCATACTCCACCTCGATCACCGGCCGGCCAAACAGGCGGGCGTACTGCGAGTCCGCCAGGCCGCCGGGCGGCTGGTACACCGGCTGATCGCCGATGGTCATCACCGCCAGTTGCGGGTGCACGTCCTGCTCGGCCAGCCAGACGTACTGCGAGCCGCCGCCTGCCCAGCGCCGTGCCCACATCGCCAGCACATCGGCGGCGATGATGGCGTTGGCGTTGGTGCGGGTCACGACCTGGGTGGCCGGGTGGCCCATGATGCCCTTGTTGCCGGCGCCAGCGGGCGCACCGTTGTAGATGTCGTCTTCCATCATGAAGACCAACTCGGTGGGCACGTTGTTGTTCAGCCAGCTTTCGAGCGCCACGGTGTCTTCCAGCTGCTCGTCGGTGGCGTAGCACAGCGCGGCATACTTCTTCAGCTTCAGCTCGAGCTGGTCGAACTTCGGCCGGGAGGCCGTCAGGGTGCCGCCTTCTTTCACGCGGTAGCCCTGCACGCCGCCCATGCGCGAGCCATTGGCCCGGCTGGTCTCGTCGACACGATTCCAGGTCATGCCGTTGCTGTTGGGGCCGATGGTCTCCATGTCGACGCGCTGGAGGATCTGGCCGACCTCGTACATGCGCTGCTCGATGGTGTTGTTCGCTTGCGAACGCACCAGGAAGCCGCCGGCGTCCGGCTGCGACTCGTTGAGGCCGAGGCCGGCCTTGCGCGAGAGCAGGCGAACGTCCATGTTCGCCGGGTTGAGGGCGGCGTGCTTGACCGCCATGAAGAACTGGCCGTCGGACTCGAAGTCCTTATCGGCCTCGTCTTCAACCACCTCGACGTTGTTGCCCGGGTTGCCCTTGGCGGGTGCAGATGCGGCGAAGGCCTTCACGGCCGTTTCGGCCGCTTCCTTGGCCATTGCCTTGGCGGTCTCCACGGAGACCAGGGTGACCTCGGGCGGGTCATTCTCGAACTCGGTGCCGCGCAGGGCGAGCGCCTTCTGTTCGGAGGTGAGCTCTTCGACCTTCAGACCCATCGTCTTGGCGAAGTTCTCGAGGATCTCTTTCTTGTTCATGGGATTGCTCCTCTTCGGTTGGGTGGCGGAGGGTCCGCCTGTTCGGGGTTGCACCGCACGCCCTTTGGCCTTGACTGCCGGCGCCGCAGCGCCCTCTGGCTGTCCTTCGGCGGCGGGGGCCGCGTGAGCAAGTGATTTGAGCGCCGTGACCACGTTGGCAGTCATCATGCGCGGTTCAGCCGGCATCACCGTGAGAGTGTCACGGCGCAGCGGCCACTTCGTGATTTCCCCCGTCTCCAGGGCCACGGTCTTGCCCGGGATGGCTTCGCTGGAGGTGCCGATCAGGCCGGCCTCGATAAGGCTCTCCAGCGCCTGGATGTACTTGTTGCGGCGGTTGAGCACGCGCTCCACCCACAGCCCGACCTCGTCGAGCACCGCTGACTTCCAATCCACGACCCCCAGTACCTCGTCGGCGTCCGGGCCGGTCTTGTCCAGCGCCTTGCCGATGCCGTGCTCCCAGTCCACGTAGAGCACACCGGCGGCGGTGTACGAACTGGAGAAGTCGGTGTTTTTGGTGAAGAACTCACCCAGGCTGCCGTCCGGGTTGGGACCCGAGCGCAGGAATTCGAGATCACGCTGGTCGTCGTCGCCCCACAGCGCCAGGTAGTTGCCGACGCGCAGGGAGTCGTCGTTGGCGCCCAGGCTCTTGAGCGGATTGCGGCCGGCTTCCAATACCTGCAGTTGAATGGACTTGGCCACCCACTCGGTCTGGCGCTCGACCTCTTCCCACTCCACCGGCGGGGCGAAGACGATGTTGCCGCCCTCGTTGCGGCTGTAGGTCACCCGGAAGTACTTGCCGCCCTTTTCGATGACCAGGTGATCGGCAAAGGTCTCCATCACCCAGGTGTCATCCATCGACACCAGGTCTGGGCTGAGCGGGTGGGCGGCCCGCCAGGCCTGGCGCACCTCTTCCAGTTGCTGGTCGAGACTGGCGGCCTTGTTGGCGGTCGAACGATTGATTTTCTTGGACATGGCGTCTCCGGTAACAAAAAGAGCGGCGACTGATGAACACAGGCACCCGCGTGTTGCGGGGCATCTGTGCCTCAGTCGCCGCTCTGTTCTCTAGGGCCGGGTCCGTACCCGACCCCAACAAAAGTAGCTCTGTCTAGGCGTGCCGCACATCGTGCTGGCGGCTATGCAATTGGTCTTGCAGGATTTATGCTACATGCAATCGAAATTGTTGTCAAGCCCCTACAGGATAACGATGGCCGTCCAGCAGCGCTCGCGGGGGTGGGCGGGGTAGCTGGTCGTCCAGCCCTGGCTGCGCAGTCGCAGGTGGTTGGGCCGGCAGACATTGCACACGCCGCCATCGTCCAGGGTGAACCACAGGCGGTCGGTGAGGATGCCCTGACGATTGAGTGCGTCCTCGTAGATGTCCAGGCCGCGGTCCCAGCCGCGGGCTGTCTCGGTGATGGCGATGTTCGTCGCCCGCACCGGCCCGAAGCGGCTTTCCAGTGATTTGACCAGCCCGTCGAAGTCCAGCTGGCCGTTGAAGTACTGCTGCAGTTTCTCCTGGAGTGCCGCCTGGTCCTTGGCGACGATATCCCGCACCAGGCTGAAGCTGTACGTGCCGGCCCAGTTCGAGGCCTCGCTCAATACCTCGTCCCAGTCCACGCCCACACCCAGGCGCAGCATGGCGGCTTCGGCGCCGGTCTCGGCGGTCTCACGCAGTGAAAGCACCAGCAGCGCCAGCAGCGCCGCCAGCCACGGCTCCCAGAAGGTGTCGCCTGGGTCCTGGGGGTTGTCCCGGTCCAGCCGGCTGATCAGGTCGAGGTACTGCTCCTCGAGGCTGATGCCCAGCAGTTCGGCCAGGCTGAGCTCGCGCTCGTCCTTCGCCTTGCCGTCCGGGTCGATGTCGCCGGTCAGGCTGACGCGGTCGCTCACGGGTAGCTCTCCCAGCCTCCCAGGGCGGCATACACCCGGGCCGGCTCGGCGCCCTTCTCCAGCGCCCCTTTCACCGCTCCTACCAGGGCAGCGTCAAAGTGGCCCGATTCCAGCAGCTGCCGGCCGCCAACGAAGACCGCCTTGATGGCCTCCTTGTCGACGGCCCGACTCAGGCCGATGCGCACCAGGTCGGCGAACTCCGCCGGCAGGCGCTCCGCAACGAACTCCGCCGCCGACTTGGCCCCGCCCAACCGGGCAGCGTTGCGCTGCCACTGCCCCAGTTCCTTGAGTGCATCCTCCAGCTGGGCCTTGGCGTTCGGGTCCATCTTCGGCCGGGGCGCACGCTCCGGCTCCTTCGCGTTATTCCCCTGTGCCGGGTCGCCGAAGCGTTCGAAGCGCTCCTGGGCAAGCTCCGCCTGGCGGGCCTTCTCCTCGCGGATGGCGGCCAGGGCCAGCTTGTCGTCATCGGACAGCTCGTAGCCCAGGACGTGCATCGAGAACTCGGCAGCTTCCGGGCTGGCGGCGATGGCAGTGACCATGTTGTAGAGCGCAAACGAGCGCTCCTTCTCGTCCTCCTGGTAGACGTCAATGCCGCCCTCATTGACCTCGATCTGGTAACCGTTGGGGCCGAAGACCTGCTCATTGAAGGCGTCGAAGATCTCCCGCGTCTCGGGGATGATGGTCTCGGTGTAGAAGCGGATGTCATCCTGCTGCACCACCCCACCACCGCCCAGGCCGCCGGCATCGTTGCTGAAGAGCTTGCTCTGCGGGATACCCAGCGCCTGGCTGATGTCTTCCCGCTTCTTGTCGGTGAGATCGCTGTCTTCCAGGCCTTCCAAGCCCTCGCCGATGGTGACGACCTGCACCTGGTCGGCGTTGAAGACCTTTTGCTGGAAGGCGTTGGCAATGCCTCGGTAGAACTTGTTCCACCAGGCTTCAAACTTGTCCCGCTCGTCCTTCTTGGTCTTGTCGCCCACCAGCAGCAGGGTGGCCTTGATGGCGCCGCGCCCGAAGAAGCCGGTGGCGAACAGGTCCACATTGAACAGCACGCCGGCCGCCGAGAGCGCCGCTCGCACCGGGTAGTTGGCCGGCGGGCCGATCTCGCTGTAGGGGTCAGCCAGCCAGAAGTAAGCGATCTCCTCGAGCTTGAATTCCTTCTCGACGACGGTGCTGCCAGGGCCGGTCATCCTGCGATTCCAGGCGCGCAGGTCACCCACCTTCGGCCCCTCCTTGAAGTAGAGCGGGTCCACCGACAGCGGGTTGAGGTACTTCAGCGACTTGGTTACGTCGTACTTGTTGGCGTTGTTGAACACGTAGGCCCGGCCGGTGAGCATCCGGGCGGCCGCGATCAGGTACAGCAGTCGCTTCGGGTTGGGCAGGAACCCGACCTTGTTGCGGTAGTCGCTCGACTCCTCGACGAGGTCGCCCTTGAGGTTCTTGATCTCAAAAGGGATGGACCCGACCGTCGAGGCCACCAGGCGCACGCCGCGGTACAGCCAGGGCACCTTGGCGAAATAGTCCGAGGCGGTCATCTCGATGCCGGCGCGTGGGTCGCCGCTCAGCCAGTTCCAGGCCTCGGGGTGGTCGTTGTCGTCGCCAATGTTGATCGCCGCCGACTTGCGGCCGTCCGTAAAGATTACTTTTCGTGCCATCGCCATCTCCTCTTAGGACATCAGCCAGGTGGAAGTTTCCAGATGGGCGAGGGCGACCGCATCACCGCTATCCGGGGAGCGTCCGAGGCGCTCGATAATGTCTTCTTTGCTCTCAACTTGAATTCCCTGAGCGCTCACCTTCCAGCGCGGCGCACACAGATCCGCCAGCAGTTCCGAGTCCGGCGGCAGCGCCAGGTCCTCCCCCAGCTGCGGGTCCAGCGCCTCACGCAGGCTCCAGTACATCCAGGCCCGCACGTTGCGCATCTTGAACTTGCCGCTGCGGTCCGTCTGGTCCGCCCCCGACGCCACGTTGACGCCTTGCGCATCAACCCCGTCCATCTCATGCAGGAAGTCATACACGCTGGTGCCCACCCCGATCAGGTCCACGTTCACCGTGGCATCCGCCAGCGCCTCCTTTTTGTCTTCGGCCTTTTCTTCGCCTTCGGTCTCCGCTTCAACCACCAGCGCCAGGTCCCGCAGCATGCGCACCACCAGGCCGGCCCCCGTCTGGCCATCCGGCACGGTCTTGCCTTCATGCTTCTCCAGCTCGCCAAAGTAGTTGGCAAAGCGTGGCGCCAGCACGAACTTGTCCCCACCGCCGCGGGCCACGTCGGCCCCGATGGCAGTGAGCGGGCCGCGCACAAAGTCCGGGTCAGCGGTGCGCTGCTCCCAGCGTTCCTGGGCCAGGCGCACCCACTCGGTGGGGATCACCTGCCAGACGTTGTCTTCCCGCCCGATCTTGAAGTCGCCGAACAACAATTGCGACCGCAGCGGCTCCGGCATGTTCTGCAGGATGGCTTCGTAGCCAGTGGTGGCCAGGAAGGGGTTGTCGGCCAGGCGGGCGGGGATGAACGTGCGGCTCTTGGGCTGGATGGTCTCGTCGTTCCACTCGAAGGGTTCACCGGTCTCGACTTCCTGCTCCTTGCCGTCCACCATCGCATACCAGCGCAGTTCCCCTGGGCGGGCCGGCTTTGGGTGCTGCGGGTCCAACCAGGCCCCCCAGCGCTGGATGACCCACTCGCCTTCGGCACTCTCCGGCGGGTTGCCGGTGGCCACCACCCGCACCCGCTGGCCCGGGGTCGTGCTGCGTGCCCAACCGATGATGAACTCGTACTGGCTTTGGGTGAATTCAGTGAGCTCGTCGAAGCCCTTGAGGTCGTGCGGCCGCCCGCGCCACTTGCGTTTGTCGTGGTCGAACTGCACCGCACCGAAGTCCAGCCGGCGGCCGTCGTTCAGCTTCCAGATCTTGCGCTGGCTGTTGTACTGGCCGGCCTCGCCGATGATCTCCCGTGCCCGCTCCTCAATCTCCTTGAGGTTCTCGTACTCCCGCCGGAAGATGACCGCCTTGCGGTGCGCCGTGATCGACAGGCCCAGGAGCAGGTCGGACTTGCCGCCGCCGGCAGCGCCGCCATAAAACAACTCATCGGCCGGGCTGTCGTAGGCCAGGCGCTGCGGCACCGAGGCTGGCTCCCACAGGGGCATATCCACGGTGAGCAAGGCGTCCAGCTGCGCCCGCTCCTCGTCGGTGAGGTAGGGCAGCAGGTCGATCATCTCGGCCACCGGCGAGGCGTCAGTCACTCCCACCCTCCTTGCGCTGGCGGGCCTTGTCCAGGATGGCAGCAATGCGCGCCGCCCGGTCGGCGTCCGTCAGGCCGGAGTCGGTGAGGTCCAGCTTGCCTTCCAATTCGGTGCGGTCGGTGAATAGTTTGTAGTGCCGGCCCATCAGCTGCAGGCCGTCCAGCGGGTCATGCCATTCGATATCCACGCCGATCTTCGTCTGGCGCACGCGCTTGATCAGGTGGCTGTAGCCGTCCTTGCGCAGTTTCGCCAGGTCAAACTTGGCCACCAGGCCGGCCGGGTACTGGTTGCCTTTGCGGTCCACATTGAAGACCTCGATGATGTCCATGTAGTCGGTGGGGTCGAAGCCGCGCACGATGGTGGACAGGCGCGCCAGCACCTCCTCCTCGGCCACCACACGGGTGCGCATCAGGAAATGGATGCATTCCTTGATTTTGGGATTCTTCAGGTTATCGTGGGCGGTGCTTCCGAGCACCGAGTAGGCGCCCTTGTACCCCGCTTCCTTCGCCGCCTTGATCCCGTTGTAGCCCCCGGTCACGTAGTGCAGCGCAAACATGGCCTGCAGCATGGTGATACCAAACTGGGCCACGAGCTCCTGCGGGTCGACTTCAGCGATTTGGGTCTTGGGGCTGCGCGTCTTGGCTTTGGTGACGCGTGCCGGTCGGGCGCTCTTGGGGGGCATGCCATCCCTCGTCCCCTGCGTCCGCCTTGTTAAATACTGACCGGCGCGGGGATGTCCACGCCGGTCAACTCATCTGCGATTATAGCAGAGGATGCGCGTCAGTCAATCCGGTTTGCGCGCCAACCGGATTTGGTGCGGCTTCACATCTGCTCCCAATAAGGCAGGTACTCGGTGTCGTAGGTGTCTTCGGGGACTGGATACCCTTTGAACTTGAGATACATTTCGTTGACTGACCTTTCCTGCTCATAGATCTTGCAGTACTCACAGATACTACTCACCGTGAACCAGCCAAACCCGTTGTTGTGGACCTGATAATCTTTCATTTTGTGCCCCAGGACGGGGATTTTGTCGAGCAGGAACGGGCCACGGTCAACACAAAAGAATTCAAGCCAAAGGTTGATCATCGTCCCACCAACGCCACCTGGGCATACAGGCTCAGCACGCAGGCCATCAGCAGTAGAGTCAGCCCCAGCTGCAGGAAGGCCTTCAGGATGCTGTGACGTGTCCCGGTGGGAAGATCGCCCTTGTGCCGTGGGACGGCAACGGCTCCCCGTGGGGTCACCACCTTGGCGTGCCGGCCGCCCTGGACCACTTCCGCCCCCCGCTTCGAAGCGAAGGACAGGAAGTCCTCCCCGCTCTTGCACTGGTCAAGCCGCTTCTTCGACATCGCCGCCCCCCTCGTCCTCCACAAACCCACCGCCCACCGACAGGCCCAGGGCCTCGGCGAAGGCGATGATGATGTTCAATAGGTGGCCAGCGTTCACCTGGCTCAGCCCCTCGATGTGGAATTCGAACTTCATGTGTGCATCCTCCTTCCGGCCTGGGGATGGTGAGGCAGCAGGCTCGGATAGTGTACCGCCTAGAACTCTGGCCTGTCGTCCTCGTCCTCGCTAGGGTCGAAGTCGTTGCCAGAAGGCAATGCCGGCTGTTTCAATTCCGCCGCGATATACACGCTCACCGGCTGCGGCCGCATACCCCGCACCGCTGCCCTGGCCACTTCCTCGCTCACCGGCGTCAGGCAGTAGATCGCCTCGGCGCCGTAGAACTTCGTGAAGCCTGGCTGTTCGTTCTCGGCTGGTACATCCACCCGCACAAAGGCTTTGCCTCCGATCTGCTCCTCGGTGACTTTGCCAGCCGTCACCTGGTGGCCGAATAACTCCACCACCGCCCACTGATTGAACCCCTGCTCTTCGCTCATGC